CACACGATATAAGGTTATCATGGTAATGGTGATAATTTCACGATATCTTTTCTATTGTACTAAACGACATATATTCTTAACACCAATAGTATTGACTTAGGCTACTATATGATGTAGAGAAAGAAATAGACCCCGCTCCAATTGCTTGAGGTCTGAGCTCCTTAACTGTAGACAACATTGTGGTTTCGCGCAGTGCGCCCGTCAAATCCTTGTTCTTTTCCTTAGAACGTCAATCAACTCAAGCAACAACTAGTGGCGGCTCGTTAGATGGTGTATACCTACTTAGAAATTTAGGTAACAATCAAGAATCTTTCCATACAGTTAAGTATTGATAGACTACCAACATTGCTACTTTATCAACTTCCGATCTTGATCTACCTTTATTTAAATTAGGATAAGATCTGAATCTTTCAGGGTATGCTATACGAGTCGCGATGTTAATTGGATCTTCCTTCTTTTCCAACCTTTCCCAAATCCCGCCTAGGAAATGAACATCATGTCTGGACTTTTCTACAGATAATGTAAGTCCGGCCTTGGCCAATATTTTCGCAAGATACTTAAGGTTTACACGTGTGTCGCTGCCAAATAGGCTATCGTCGCCTAAAACGATCAGGGCGCTTGCAGGCTTTTCATGTCCCATCTTTTGTAACGATCAAATCATAATGGTCGCACTAACCATACTGTCAATTATTTGCGTAAAGTAACTACCACTTGGAACTCCACCGTTCTTTTGGTAAATTACACCATTAGGCATTAAGAATTTTGTGTTTATAAATTCGTCGACGATTTTATCTCAAATGAACTCCTCGTCATTTGAAAGATCGAAGTGTGTTCTTAATACCGAGAAAGCCATTTTAATTAACTCGGGGTGTACGCTAGAATCGAAACTTTTGAAATCAGCACCGAATTTGTACTTCTTTCTAGCAATTGTGGAATCAATTCTGACACCTAGCGCAGCTTTAGAAAAGCCTAAAGCTACAAGACTCTTCGGCTTCATGAATCGCTGGATGATGGGAACAGCAAAACGAGCCTCACCGATTAACGAGTGAAGTGGAGTACACCACACCGGCCTAACCTTCATTAATCTTTGTGTTCTATATCCTATAGAGGAGATTGAAGGAAGATCTCCTCTGACTCAATTTTCATAGTGTTTAAGAGGATCAGAGACTTCACCTTTCTTACAGAAATATGGGAAACCAGCTGCCTTTTGGGATTTATCACTTAAAATAGAGTCTAAAGCAGCCTGTGGCTCTAGAACTGGTAAACATGATCTTGGGTCTCGTTTAGCGTCAACGCCGAAACACTGACCCCCGCGTGAAAAACACTTTCGCATTATTCCATTAATGTGTTTTCAATCAAGAGAGCTCAATTCTAATGTCTGAGCTGAATTACTATACTTATTAATATTAGCATATAAGTATTCAGGATGATATAAAGAAGCTGGTTCTTCATAGAATTTAGTACCGTCCTTCAATTGCTTGATGGCTCAAGAATCAAAGATGGGTTTCATTATCGGCTTGCGACCGTTCAACTTCCTAACATCAAAATCTTTTTCATCTAACTTGTTGATTATCTTAAAGTTAGAAAGGTACTTAGACGCAAGCTTAGAATGATATTCTTCAAAAGCTGCAACAGATGAATCTGTATGTAAGAGGTTTCCCCTAATAGTACCAATTTTCTGAATAATAGAAAGCCTAGGTCTAGGGCTTCAAGACGTAGAAAACGAT